TGCTCAATCAAGGGCGCAAGGTGGCATTCACTGCCAAGGTGAACAATTCTGAAGCTGACGTGCTTCCTGGTGACACCATCCACCAGTACCTCGTTGGCTGCACCTCGCACGATGGCAGCATTGCCTTCCAAGTGATGTTCAGTCCCATCCGCGTGGTGTGCCAAAACACGCTCTCCTATGCCCTGGGCCGTGCTGCTGCTGGTGCATCTACCAAGAAGATGCGCATTCGCCATACCAAGAATGCCAACGCTCTCATTGATCATCTCCCTTCGATCATTGACATGCAGCGCCAGCAGTTCACCGTGGGCATTGAGGAGCTGAAGGTCATGGCCGCCAAGCCTTGCACCTCTGCTCTATTCCGCCAATATTGCGAGCAAGTGTTTGCTGATCAACTGGCAGGCATGACCAATGACAAGCGGGGCGACAAAACCACTGCCCGCCCCAAGAAGCTGGAAGACCTCACTGCCTGGGACAGCGTGGCAAATAAGTTCCATGGGGAAGGCATTGGCTTTGACATTCCTGGCGTGCAAGGAACCATGTGGGGCGCTTACCAGGCCATCACTGAATATTTCTCGCACGATGCAGGCCGCGCCACTGATTCCATTGAAGCTGCCCGCCACCGGCTAGAAAGCCTCTACTGGGGCACTGGTGCTGCCACCATTGCCAAAGCCCACTCCCTCGCTCTGGTTTGATCGTTTCTGGGGCCAGCAATGGTCCCTTTCCACCATGAAGGCTCTCACCATCACCCAGCGCAACATCTATTCACACTTCTTGAACCATTTCAAGAAAAACAAGCCAGGCCCCTGCTTCGTTCCTTGGGTGCCATCACGCAAAGACAGGGAGGCGTTTCAAATCAAGGCTGCGCAAGTGCTGGCAGAGAAGGGCCTCATCCGTTTGGACCAAACCGCTGGTCACTACACGCGATGGACGATGGAGCCGCCAGAGGGTTGACAGGCATGCTGTTTGAGCCTATTGTTCTTTCAACGGGCCGCGAGGTCCACCATTCATGCAGCCATGACCCGCATCAACCACACCGTCGAGCAGCTCACCACCGCCGATTCCTACACGGTTTTCAGCGGCCTCAACACCATTAGCCTGACGGTCACCGTGCCCGATTGGCACGAGCCCTTCCCCATCCAGGTGCGCATGGGTGCCGCCAACCCCCGCACGCTGGAGATGACTGGCCTCCTGCATGTGAGCCGCACTTGGTACCTCAATGGTCCCGTGATGGATCAGTGGACCATTTCCACGCTCAATGGCCCCATCCACGTGCCCGCTGGCACCCGCATTGAGACAGAAGACCTTCCCGAAGTGTGGGAGGCCAATTCTCAGCCCAGCAGCACTGGCAAGAAAGAGTGGTACGCCTATACCAATGGTCGCACTGCCTTTTGTTGAGAATTGTTACAGGCCCCTCTTCAGGGGCCTCTTTCGTTCTATTGTCTATTCATCGGCAAGCGCAAAGCGCTTTGTCGAAAACGCCAAAGGCGTTTCTCCGAGGCGCGAGCTTCACCACCTTCTTCTTCCCATGACTTCCTCCTTCATCGAAGACCAGCTCATCTCCATGGTTGCTCGCTTCATCTGCGAGGCCAAAGCTGGCGACACCCTCATGCTTCCCGCCATGGCAGCCCTCCACAAGCGCGAAGATGGCCGCATCTGCATGAGCCGCCACAACGGCCTGCCCACACCTCTGTGGGAGCCCCTGAGCCACCAAATTGTTGCCACCATTGTCCGGTGGAGTAAAGAAGATCTGCAGGCCGCCTGAGCGGCCTTTTCTCCCCTCCATCGCTCTCTTCATCATGCAAGACACCATCAACATTCTCGCGATCAGCACTAAAGGCAAAAGCCGCATCGGCAAACAGCTCACTATGGCCATTGTTGAGCAAAACCATCATGACAAGCTTTTCATTGTCATCCCTGGCACTAATCAATGTCGATGGATCAAAAAAGAGAATGATCCTGACTTCCGCATCATCCCAGAAGACTAATTATTCGTTTTTCTGTTAATTGCCATTTATTCATTTTCCCGCTATGTATACCATTCGCACTTTCACCTCCAACGGCTACTATTTTGACCCCACGCAAGAGATTTATCAGGCTGCACGTTTGAAAGATCTTATTTCTCATGTGCGTCAGTGCATGGAAGATTCAGAGTATCAAATTGGCATCTTTGACGACCAAGGCAAGTGCAAAGGCTTCTGGGTGGATGAAGCTGAACCAGAGGACAATGGGGAAGGCGAAATGGTCATGCAGAAGCCTGCCTATGTGCTTTATCGGCCTGGAGACATCCCTGCAGGCATCTGGAACGTTCACCTTTCTAAATTCAAGCGCTGATCATCATGATGAATGACTACGAACTTTTACGGTTTACAGAAGATTGGTGGGCAGATTTTGTGACCTATGAAGCCGAAGATGGTCGTGCCTATGCACAACATGTTTTTAATCACGTTCATAAACAGCATTTTGTTGATTTCCTGCGTGATGCTTTGATTGAATTTGGAGAACCAGAATGATTCTCATTGATTTCTTCTCTGAAGAGGCCTGTAAGGGCACTGAACTCGTGGAAGGCTGGTACTGGTACGAGGACGATGGGGAAGACGTAGGAGGCCCGTACAGGGACGAAAAAGCCGCCATTGCGGCGGCTGAATCAGGCTTGAAATGGTGAGGGTCCGGCTGGCTGTGTATTGGACCCGGCTGGAATCGTATTGGATCCGGCTAGGGGCGTATTATGGATCCGGCTAGGGGCGTATTAGGGCGTTTCTGTTATTTTATTTTTCTTAAATCTTTATATTTTAATTTTTTCTTAATATTATATTTTACCTGTCAACCGTAGAATATATCCTACCTGTCAACCGTAGAATATACTCTACCTAGTGACCGTAGAATATACTCTACCTGCCAGCCGTAAAATATTCTCCACTGCGCGACCGTAAAATATACTCTACCTTGCGACCGTAGAATATTCTCCACTTGTCCCCCGTAGAATATACTCCACTTGTCCCCCGTAAAATATACTCTACCTTGTGCCCGTAAAATATACTCAACCGTGCGACCGTAGAATATAGCCTACTCGGATTGTGACGGATTGTGACAATACGCCGATTCTCACCTGTCTCGTGGTAGGCGCGTGCGCCTGCGCGGTTCCACTTACGGGGGGCGATCACGGGCAGCAGCAGCGGCAGCCCCTACCATCCATGGCCCCCTGCAGCCCCTGGCCAGTGGGCCACCTTTGCAACTGGCCCTCTAGCCTGCCCCTTGGCTTGACGTGATACGGGGCCAGGCCCTCTAATGGGGGCATCCCGGCGAGAGCTGGGCCCACTCACCCCCCCCCGCGTCATGACCGTTACCACCCCCGCCCCCGCAATGACCGAAGCCGAGGGGCTCGCCTATCTGGCCCCCCGCCCCCGTTACACCGCCGCTCGCATCGAAGCCGCTGCCCGTGTCATTGGCAGTCGCATGATCCGCTTGTACAGCGAGGGCCGTAACGGTTGGACCATCCTATTTCCCGGCGGCCGCTGGAGGCCCTGCCAGACGCTGGCAGACGTGGCCGCTGCACTGCTGCGCGATCATGCCGCCGCTGCCCGTGCCCGTGCCGTCAAGGCTGCAGCCGCCGCCCCTGCCGCCCCTGCAGCCCCCGCCCCTGCAGGCCCTGGCCCTGAGCTGCCCGACTTTGTCACCTGCCAGCAGCAGCAGCAGCAGCCCCAGCAGGGGGGGCAATGGCGCAACCCTGCCCGTGGTGGTCGCGTGGCCTGGGATGAGCCGGGGGAGAGTGCTGCAGACGTGGCCGCCCATAATGCAGCCCTGGCCCGTAAGGTTGCTGCCCCTGCCCCCTGCAGTTACGATCCCCGCCGGGCTGAATTCAAGCCCCAGACGTGCTTTGCAAAGGCGGGGCCCTTGGTGGCCCCTGGCCCCCTGGCCCGTAGCGTGGCCCCTGCCCGCATCCCTGCAGACGTGGCAGCCCTGCTGAGCCGGTTTGGCCTGACCGTTGAGGGCCTGCTGACCGTTGGGGCCAGTAATGGCAAGTTGGCCAAGGGGGTGGCCAAGGCGTGGCCCGTGATCCTGCACCACCTGCCAGCCCGTGCCCTGGCCCAGGCCGTGGCAGGCCCTGCCCCTGGCAGCACCGCCCCCCGTTCCCGCATTGATGGCCTGCAGGCCCTGGCCCAGCGTGAGGGGGTGTTCGGCCTGGCCATGGCCCATAACGGTTGCCCCTGGGCATCTCAGGGCTGCGCAGCAGGCTGCCTGGCCTGGGCTGGCCATGGCGGCATGAGCGTTACCGTTGCGGCTGCCCGTGCCCGGCGAACGCTGGCCATGCTTGCCGGGGGCCCTGTATACTCTCGCGCCATCCTCTGGGCCCTTGCCCGTGCCTACCGTCAGGCCCAGGCTAAGGGGCTCCCCCTGGCCTACCGACTCCGGGGGACGGATGACCTGCACTGGCACTTGGCCCGCCTTACCGTCACCCCCGCAGAGGCCCAGGCCCTGGCCCGTCGTTACGGGCTGCCCGTGGTTCCCGGCGAGGGCATGACGCTGACTGAGGCCCTCTCCCTGGCCCCTGCTGGCAGCATCCGCCCATACGACTATTCAGCCGCCCCAGTCGATGGCGCCTTTGGCCTAAAGGCACAAAGGGCAGCCGGGATTGATACCACCTGCAGCCTTAAGGCTGACCGCCCCGGGGGCGTCGACGTGGCCATCCAGGCCATTGCCGCAGACTTTAGGGTGGCCGTGCCCGTGGCCCTCGCAAAGGGCCAGCCCCTGCCCCTGGCCCTGCTGCTGCGCAGGGGGCCAGACGCGCCTGTCTGGCGCCTGGCCTGCATCGACGGGGATGCCTCAGATCACCGCTGGGCGGATCCCCAGGGCCCCCAGCCCGGCGGCTTTGATGGCGTGGCCGTGATCCTCCGAACAAAGCGCAGCAGGGGCAAAGGGCCAGAGGCGGATGCATTCTCCCTGCAGTCCGTGATGGGCGCCTGGCAGCCCCTAGCAGGCGGCGGTCAGGCAGCCCTCAGCTCCACCCCCTGGGAGGGCTGATCAGCCCATAGGCTGGCCCGCACTTGCCCCCCGTTACCATGGCGGGGGGCTTTGTTTGGCTTGATGAAGGGAGAATTCATATCAGAAATGGCAATGATACGATTCCGTATCAATCACAATCGCTGATCAGTTGCAAATCTTAACACAGAGCAGTAGTACGCCTGTACTATTTCAGGGGCGCGGGGTATCCCCAATTAGGAGCGACGTAATTTTTCATCCATTTTTTTTACCCCCACGTGCGATAAACGCAGTGCCCACTGAACGAACGATCTAAAACTGTACGAGGAGGAGTGAGTTCACTACGACTGTTCGCAATCTCACGGTTGTTTCAGGATGAGAGCAATGGCATAGAGAGTGCCAATGAGAATTATTGAGAGGCCGATAATTACGCTCCAGGAGGGATCAGTTGGTGAAGCGAGAGGATGAAGCACCATTATTTTTGCCATTGTGGCCGCTTTGTGAAGGTAGCTCCCCCAGGAGCGTCATTCATGCGGCCTTTCTTTGTCTCACTATTGTCTCATTTGAGACTCACTTAAGACTGGTGGCAGCTACGCACACTATGGACGATCAAACTACTAACTAAAAACGATGGTTAAAGAGGAAGGGAGGGGAGGGAGCCTTATGATCGTAGTCGCTTGGGGCTCTGCTCGTTCGGCTCCAGCAAAGGCTACTTAGAAGAAAGTAGTTAAAGGGAGGTGGTGGAGCAGAGCCGCTTAGGCATTATCGCTTGGGGCTCCCGCTCGTAGCGGCTCAGCAGAAGCTTATAAGCTGCTCGTAGTGAAGCCTATACGCTACGCCTATTGTTAGTGTAACGTCCAGTCTCATGAGACGCGAATGAGACTCAATGAGACAGTAGTCATAGTCTGAAATGTGACAATTAACAAACTGTCTTTTATCAGCAAATCAGGACAAAAACAGAGCAAATAAGTGCCGTTAGCATGGTTTCTCCTTCTTGGTTTCCATGGGATACAACGACAGTCGCACGGGCTATGCCACAGTTGTCAGTCATTGGCGAGTGTTTGTTCCGTCAGAGCGCGTGTGGAATCGCATTGTCAGAGAATTGCCAGGAATGTTGAAGCCGCCCAAGGAAAGCTTCTACCGCCCGCGAGTGGCAAGCATTGCTGGCCATCAAATTGACCTTCTGGACTGGCACTTAACAATGGAAGACAAGGAGCCGCTCTGCTGCTATCCTGACTGGTAGCCTCTCTCTCCTCATGAGCACTGCCAATCAGCTTCTCTTCTCCATTGCAATGGACACGCACCGTGAGGAGCTAGACGCCACGAGAAAGCGCCTGGAAGCGTTTGAGCTGTGCCATGACAAAGTGACTGCTGCAGCACTGGGCTATCTCC